ATATGACGTTTGTTAATTGTCCATTCTCATCAAGTTGTGGGTCTGCGGTTTCTGGTAAATCTCTGAGTGCTTGACGATAGTCTAACCATGCTTGTTTGTTCGGATGTTGGTAATCTGCCAATCCCCAAGGTGTGTCTGTTTGTTGTAAAAGCATGTCACGTTGATTTCTAAGTTGAACGTCTGCTGGTATGTAGTCTGGTGGCTGAATGACAAGTATACCTGCTTTCACTTGACGCATAATTTCTGCGTAATGATGATTAGCAGGGTCTAGCGGAACGTTCATTTCTATACCATCAATAATAACCTCAACTCCCGTATTTTTATTGGCGTTCGCATCAAAATGCCAAGTTGCAGATTTAAATGCGATATTTTCACTATTCATAGTAGTTCTGCATCCATAAGTAGTGTTGCCTCATTTCCGTTATGTCCGAAATTAACCGCACCCGTAGCTGTGCCGCTAAGATAAAGATTAAAACTATTCGGTGTTTGGTTTCTTTGTATAATTGAAGTTAAATTTGTTGAATCGTTACTCTGTCTGCTTATTGTAATAACAGGAGTAGCTCTCATTGTTTGTGGATAAGAAAAATTAAATGTTGGTGCATTTTGTCCTGCAACATAATATGCAGAGCAATCCACTGAACTGATTATGGAATAATACCTCTGACACAACGCTAACTCTACCCCATAGGGCCGATGCTCGAATGGAGTCGGAACTGTGCCTGCTTCCAACTGGACTCCGGTAATATCAAAAGTAGCAGATGAGGTATTACACCAATTTTGATTGAAATCTAATGTTTGATTTGAATTTACATAATCTTGCCAATCTGTTAAACTAGCCGAGGAATCTGTCCAATTAGTTCCATAAAATGCTGGAATATACATAGTTAATCCATGATTAACATCATTATTAAAAACTAAATTTGAATTTCCACTTATAGTTAATTCTATTTTTTTCCAAACATTTTCCACTAAAGTAAAACTTTTGCGTATTTGGTGGCTGCTATTTGGAGCAAATAATTGTAAATAATATGTTCCACTTAAACTACTTCTAGCATAAAAAGAAATAACAATTGAAGATGAAGAATCTTTGTAATTCCACCCAGAACAAGATATATCTTGAGATTCAAATTTATATGTAAATCTAGAGTAATCTGTAACATTATTACTGGGTGAAGTGTTTGACATTCTATAAAAATATCTTAATCCATTATCATAAGGCAATCCATTATTTAATGTTTCTTGAGAATGTGTAACAGATACACCATAAAATTCACATTGGAATCTATCAATTTGCATACCTAATAGTCCTGAAACACTAGAAGAAGTTCCTCTTTGTGCTATTCGCATATCCCCATTGATAATCTTATTCCGAAAATTCATGCTGCGACTTGGAACCGCACTATCTCCAAGTGTTACATTTTGTAAAGTCACCTCTCCGGCACCCTCTACTCCACTGTGACTTGCGATTATGTTTCCGCCTACTTTGAGTTGTCCTGCCATTATGTTTCCTCACTATATACTGGCCATTCAACACCTGTGAGATTACCATTCTCATCAAATTGTGGTTCTGATGTTGATGGTAAATCTCTGAGTGCTTGTCTGTAGTTAATCTGTGATTGTGTCATTGTTCTATCAGAAACAGCCATCCAATCTGAGCGATTTAATAAAATATTTCGTAACATTCTAAGTTCTTGCATAGGAGAATTTGTAATCATAATGACCCGCAATATAAAACGTTAGTATGAACAGTAACATAGTGTTGAGCAGTTGTACCACCTGATGCACTAAGTCTATATTTTGGCAAAATTGTAACTGTTTGATTTGTACTTGCTTCCGCAAGAAAAGACCATGTACTAAACATACTTCCATTGTTTGCCGCATCTCCATATATAAGTACAACAGGACTTATATCAAAATTTGATGTTCCGCCAAAATATAGAAAAAATGTGTCATAGTCATAAGCATTACTATGATTTGCACTAAAGCTAGTTGAAATATAATACTGTCCAGCATAGAGAAATGTAATAGTTAAAGTTCCTGATAAATTTACATCAACGTCCGAATTTGAAAATGTTATATAATTATTTTCAGTTTTAGTTGAATAACCAGATGGTGCATTTCCTGTAGTACCCGAACGGTCAGTTGGATTGAAATTGGGCCATCTAAAAAATGCTCCTAATTTTGTTGGAGTGATTGTTACCTCATCCGTCTCCGAATTGTGAGTTGCTAATACTTTTCCACCAACTTTAAGAGTGCCTGCCATTATGCTTCCTCACTATATACTGGCCATTCAACACCTGTGAGATTACCATTCTCATCTAGTGCTGGTGTGCTGTTTGCTGGTAAATCTCTGAGTGCTTGACGATATGCTAATTGTGCTGGTGTAGCAGTACGGTCTGGAAGAACCCACCAATCTGTTTGCTGGATTAAACGGTCTCTTTCTAGTCGGAGAAGTCTCATTGGTTCGGCTGCTTGTAGTTCTGCGATTTTTGCTTGGATTTCTTCTTCGGTTGGTTGAGGTCTTTCATCTTCCCAAGAAAATAATTTACCATCTATTACAGTATATTTTGGTTTATCATATAAATTATTTAATGCATCAACTATTTTATATTTCATTCCATAATCTCCATCAGTGTCATTGTACTAAAAGAAGAACCTCCATTATCAGTTCCTTGTACATTAAAATTTAAAGCACCAGTTAAATCCATGTACCAATATAATGAATATGAACAAGTAGATGTTGTACTAGGTGAATCTAAATAACTAAATAAAAAATTACCAATACCATATGCACTTGATACTCCCAAACTGTCATCTGCAGTGGTTAATGCACCACTATAAGCAGTCGCCCCACCTGTAAATGCACTTGGTAAATCTGGCATAAATTCATTTCCATTTCTAAGCAATTTTAATCCGCCATTTAAGTTTGACTGACCAAGTGCAGCATTTAACATAATTAATATTTTGCTAGTACTGAATGATGGAGTTATTGACGCTGCATCTTGCCAAATATAACCTGTAGAAGTTTTTTGAACTTTTGTATTAGTATATCCTTGTTTTACTTGAATCACATGCCCAGCAGGAAACACAACATCCCCACTCATGCTCAGTTTACCACTGACATTATCGTGACTTGCGAGTATTTTATCACCAACTGTAATTGTTCCTGACATGTTATCTTATATCTATTGTTCCATTGACTGTGAGATCACCAGTGACTGATATTGTGTTGAAAACCAACAACGATGCATTTGCTGCAACATCTAAAGTTCCACTAATATTTATCGGCCCCACAAGCATGGCGTTAGTGTTTTCTTCAATTTCATATGATTCAGTGAATTCAGGATTGAACTCAAACAAGCTCATTCCTTCTATAGATTGAACCACATTGTTGCTGACGTTGACTTTACCTGCAAACGTTCCTAGATTATCTGCTTTGCTCATGCGTTCGGTTCCTCTTGTGGTGGTTCATCTGCTGGTTGAATTACCAGTGTTCCTGATTCCACTTGACGCATAATTTCTGCATAGTGTCGATTTGCAGGGTCTAGTGGAACTGACATGGTGATACCGTCAATGACTGCGGTGATGCTGACGTTAGTTCCTTCATCTTCAATGTATTGTGCTGATGTAATATTCATTTCATTCATAGTTATAGCTCCGCATCTAAACTGTAGCCTGAGAACAAACTAATCATGCCAACTCTATTATCCGTCAAACCAGTTAAATTGCCTACCTGCACAATCAAATGATTAGCAGAGAAATTACCAATACTAAAAGTAGCTCCTGTCCCGTTGGTATATGAATCTGCATCTATTACATACCAAGTTCCAGAGTTATCAGTAATAGTAGGACTTGTACGCATTGGTACTGGTGTAGGTATTCTTAAATCTGTTAGAGCCGTCGTTCCATTTCCCCGACCAAGCATATATCCAGAGCGTGAGCAAGTGTAGTAATACCTCTGACACAACGCCAACTCTGTCCCATAGGGCCGATGCTCAAACGGAGTCGGAACTGTGCCTTCTTCAAGCTGGACTCCGGTGATGTAGAAGGTTGCTCCGTTGGTGGACACAACAGATGTGTCTCCAATCACGGTTTGGAAATTTGCTGCTGCCCATGACCCTGATGTTCCTGCGCTTGTAGCCCAACCACCTAAACTGAAACGTAATTGTACTCCGCCGCCGTTACCTGTCTCAAAACCACCAGCAGCCATTGTTGTGTCGCCAGGGATAGTGATTGTTTTATATTCCCAAGTATTAGCAGATGTAATTGAGTACAAAATTGGGTAGGTACGTTGATTTGAACCAGAACTACCCCAAGACACTACAACACCAAAGTTCCCAGTTAGTGAACTACGAACCCAAAACGAAACAGTAATTGAACGTGCATTTGCTGTACCCCAATCAAAATCTGCAACGTTAAACCCCTCTATGGATTGTTTAATTTGATAATAATCCCCTGCTACAAGAGAGTGAGCAGAAAGTGAAACAACACCTAAGTAGTTTGTAAACCCGACTGGAGGTGTCACAGCACCCGCATTTTGTTGAACAGAAAATCTATTCGTGGTTCCGGCTTGAATGGCAATCCATCTATCTAGCGTATAAAAAACGTAACCTGTAACACTCGCCCCAGCATTCCTCTGATCAATCCTCATATCCCCATTGATAATCCGATTGCGAAACCCCAATGTTCCTTGTGGCAATGATACTGCAGAAATATCAGTTACACTATCTGACCCACTATATGTAGCATAATTGTCTTTATTAATTAGTTTAGAAAAACTTCTTGCTCTACTCATGCGTTCGGTTCCTCTTGTGGTGGTTCATCTGCTGGTAATGGTTCGTTCCCTTCTGCTAACCAAGCAAGATATGCTTGGTAATCTGTGTTTGCAGGGTCGAATGGGATGAAAGCGTTGTCTGATAAACGTTTGATGCAATTTGCTGGTTTATCCATAAAGTCAGGTTGAAATTGATACATAATCAAAGCTCCGCACTAAACGACTGAACAACTGTTGACGCATTCTCTCCTCCTATACTAGAAATTTGCTGAGATGCCATCAAAGAATTTAATGTCCCACCTAATAACGTACCCGTTGAATTACTTATTTGTGTTCTTGTTGGTGAAGACCTCATTTCGACAGGATGATAAAAAAATGCCATTGCATAACTGTCCGAGTTTCCCCAAGTGCTTTGTACCGTTGCCTTGTAATAATACCTCTGACACAACGCCAACTCCGTTCCATATGGCCGATGCTCGAATGGGGTTGCGACTGTGCCTTTTTCTAGTTGAACTCCGGTGATGTACCAAGTGGCTCCGTTGGTGTTTGATACCTTCGTTCCGCCTGTCAGTCCAAGGAAGTTACCAGCTTGCCAGCTTCCAGCGGTTGTGGATTGCGTGATGCCAACACCTATGTCCCAATACAAGCCGATTCCAATTTCACTGGTTGACAACCACGTTCCCGTCGTATCACCAGCAATAGTAACGGTTTTGTATTCCCAAGTGTTTGCTGAGTTGATAGTGTAGGATGCGATGTAGCTTCTATCTAGTGCGTTGTTTTGAAAAGCGACGCCAAACGTTCCCGTGACAGACGAATATACCCAAAAAGACAACGTGGTTGATTGTGCGCTAACAGTCCCCCATCCAAGATCAGCAACATTGAATCCCTCAACCCGACTATACAGAGATGAATAGTTGCTTGTGCCTGGTGCGCCAGCTGTTCCTACGGTTACGGAAAGACTGTTCTTGAAGCCAGATGGCGCGGTAGAAGATTGCTGAACATTAAACACAGGGCTAGAGCTTAACGCACCACGCATGAAGTACCAACGATCCAGTGTGTAGGAGTTAGCGTTACTCACGCTCGCACCACCATTCCTCTGGTCAATCCGCATATCCCCATTGATAATTCGATTCCGAAACATCATCGGTTGATCACTACGCAAGTTGCTCAACGTAACGTCACGATTGCTATCTACTGAAATATCGTTTGCTAATTCGGCAATGTTTCTAGCTTTGGTCATTGATTATTCCTTCGGTTTTGGATATTTATCTTTTACTTCTTTAATCATTTCATAAAACCTACCAGTTTTTGGCAATAACCCAGCATCCATTGTATGCCATAAAGCATCTAATTGTTCTTCAATTGAAGGATAAACTCGCTGTACAACTGCATTTTTTATTTCATCTTTTACATTTTGTACTTCAGAATTGAAATCAGCTTCAGTAAAAATATTTCTACTATCAGTCCACTCAATATCTGAATAAGATGATCCGCCGACATTGCAACTAGCATCTGGCACTAGTCTATTAATTGCTATTCTTATTATTTGTGATTCTATCATTTATCTCACCCAGACTAATCCGTAAAAATGTCCAGTACTATAACTATCATTAGGCCATCCAGTGTCATTACTGTTATAAGGTGCATCTCGTCCATTCGATGCACCGCCGGTATATCCATTATGGTCAGTAGTACAACATGCCACTGCCATAGCATAATCATTTATGCTTGTGTTTCCTACAGCATTTATAGCCCATGCTGGAGTTGAACCGCCATGAGTAAGGTAGGCCATTATCATGTATTTGTTAACATATACACTTTGAGTAGATCCATTCCAGGCAGTTGCGGTTACAGATTGACTATTATTAGTTGCTTCGTTTTCTATTGCGCTTGCGCCGTCAGCATGATTAAAAATTGTAGATTCTGTTGCTTCTGTATGAATTGGACTTTTAACCCAAAGATTCATAGCAAAATTGGAAATCATTACTTCTAATGCATATGTTCCAGCTACTGCTCTACTATCAATACATGCATAACTATTGGTACCTGGTGAACTTATATTAGTCATTGTTCCAACAGATGATTTAAGCCATGAATCAGGCCCATGCCAATATCCTCCGCCTGATTTACCAATAAGTGTCCAACCCCCACCATCAATAGTAGACATATCAACATATGTTTGCATAGGCCCACTTGGTGTCTGTATCCAATAATACCCTGAAGCGGACCCTACAGTATTTTTAATTGAATTACCACTAATAGCAGCAGAAGAAGCTGAACTTCCGTCAGCAACAGTATCTATTAGTATCCAGTTACTATTTTTATAAAATTTTACAAAACCATCAGTAGTGTTATAATAAATCTGTCCTTCAACCGGGTTACTTGGGTCAGTAGAATGTTTCGGTAATATAATTTCACTTGTAGCTAACGATACACTACCATTACTCACACTAATATCATCGGCTAATGTGCCAAGATTTACTGCTTTACTCATGCATTACCCTTTGGTTAAAATTCATCATCGTATCCAAATATTAACATGACCGTTGCTACTTGTTCCAGTACTTCTTGAAAATCCTTGATTTGACCCTCCACCACCCCAAGAATTATCTTCATTCCAAGACACATGATATATTCCAGAACCAGTAGTTGTTTGACCAACAGAAGTTTCTTCATAGTGTTGGTGTAATGTATCATTATGATTTCCTATAAACCAATATGGTCCTGAAGTTCCAGCGTCAGCCGCACCACCAGTGTCTCTAAAAGACCATGTAATTACAAAATCTTCGGTAAAATGGGCCTCTCCATTTATGCTATTATTTTTAGCATCAATAAAGTAATTATTAGGATTAAATCCCGGTGCGTTTTCTACTTCTCTACACCATTCTATGAATGTTCTGGTTGGCAAATTACTATAACCACTAGATGTAGGTAAAGATTCTCCATTGTAATTAAAGGCTACTTTTTGAACTTGACTATTTTGAAGATAAACATCCCACATGACTTCATTAGCACCAAAAGTTGTCCAATAACCACCACCTCTAAATGTACCAGAAGATGATGTGGAAAATGATCCCGCATTTACTGCTTCAAACCAATTTAAATTTCCTGTTCCTATTGTTCCCTGAGCAGTTCTTGCAACTAAAATCCAACCACCCCCATCAGTATGCATATCACACCACCATTGTCTAGCAACTTGGTCTGAATGAGTAATTAACCAATAATAACCATCTTTAGGATTTTTAACATTTTCTTTTATTTCTAATGCACTATACGCAGCATTAGTTGCACTAGAACCATCTCTACCTTTTATAAAATTAACATCATAAGTTGATTTTACATTATTCAAAGTTAGGTTTTGTAAAGTCACCTCACTTCCGATTTGACTTGCAATTGTATTTCCACCAATCTTAAAACTGTTCACATCAAGGTCAACAGTTCCAGCACCTTTTGGACCAGTGTGTGTCGCTATTACTTTTCCACCAACTGAAATTGAGCCTGCCATTATG